AGCATTAAGACCAAGCTTCCGATACAAATAGCCACGACTAGTGCAATACTGAACGAAACGATCTTCACTAATGTTAAGATAATTCTTAGTGCGATTTTCATAAGACTCATGGTTAAAGTTCGGAATGTATTTTTTATCATTCATTTATCTACTTAGTTCACGATTAGTTACAAGCCATGATCTGTAAAGATCAACCCAACTTTGTAAGTTAGCATATTTGCCTTTAAGAATAGAATAATTCTTTTCAGCAACTAATAAACCTTCAATAATTGTTTTGTAGTTCTCATCACTATAAGCCCACTTCTCAGCTTCAGCTACCGAGCAATTCTTTTCTATTTTCTTTGTGAGAGTTATTTGACTGAATGTAATCTTTTTAAATTCTTCGCAACGTCTAAAAGTATATAGTGCTTCTGACATTTGTTCTGATACTGAATCCAGTTCAGCTTTTATTTCATCAGGATTCTTTAGAGATAGATCGTGCATACCTTCCTTTACAGTTTATAGTTGCACTAGGTTATTATCCTAGTAATTTTTCAAAGTTAAAAGCTATCTTGGAATTGATAAACTCTCTAAGTCTTTTTGCTTTTTCAAGTTTCATCTTATATTCCAATTCAAGATCAAGCAACTTTCGTTGGCGATCTCTCAGCTTCATAACTACTTGGCTTTGTTGTAGCATCAGCTAGTTTTATATTATTTCTTATGAACTTAGTATTTAGTATGTCCACAGAAATAATCTTACCTTCCTTTGTTTCAGTTAGAGCATCTTCTGTATTCTCAAATAGTTCTTTAACTAAGATAGAACACTCAATTAACTTTTCTCTAACTACCTTCATTATTTTACTTATATATATTTTATAATTAATTGCAAGGATATGGCAGGTGGAAAAGGGGGAAAATGAAACTAAACCAACAAGGTTTAATAAACCACCTGCCATAAAATTTCTAGTTATGAAAATTCATCTGAAATAAAAACTTGTAATCTTTTATTTTCAAATCAATTTCTTCCTTTGTAACACCTATTTTACCAGATTCAATACCTGATTTTAATAAAGCCATAACAAACATATATTCATCTTTGTTAAATGCTTTAAATACTGGTCTATCTGCTATTTCTTTTTCAATAGTAGTTACAGCAGTATTAAAGTTATCAGCTTCAAAGTCATCAACATTAAAGCTTGTATCTGGTTTTGCATTAGCACCAGTAGGCAACTCCTGAATCATTGGAGTTTTATCTTCCTTACTAAGAACAAATAAACTTCCATTCTTTTTTGATGCACCACAAGTTACAGAAACATTCTTACCCTTTGCTATTGCAGGGTGAAGTATAGAACTCCATAACACTATTTCTTGATCGTTTACTTTAAACTTAAAATTTGGAAACTTATTTGGAGTTCCCTCTTTTGTAAGTCTATTATCGTAAACGTATTTTACTACTCCTTGTACGTTCATTTACTTTTCTCCTTTTTGGTTTAGGTAGCGATACATTTTTAGGCAGGAAATCGCCACATCTTCCTGCATTTCGCTGATTGGAAATTCTTTAATATTTAATTTTCCAGTTTTGGTACAATTAACAATCACACCTTGTTTAACATCAATCCCAAGTTCTTCTTTAACGCAAATCTTATAAAGATAGATTTGAACTAACATAGAATCTCTTATTCCTGATGATGACTTCCAGTCATAGATAATATGATCTCCTGATTTGTTTTTAAATAAAGCATCAAGAGTTCCAGTAAACTTATGAATACGACTAAGCACTTTACGTTCAGTAAATACAATCTCTAAACCTTCTTGCTTATCGTACCATTCTTTAAACTTACCAAATGACTTTTTAATCTCAGGATTAATAATCTCAGGAACTATTCCTTTATGAATATAATCTTCAATTAAGTTATGCACGTGTGTTCCAACCGAACCTGCATCTGACATATTTTGGTTTGGTGCTTTTTTAATTTGCTCAGCGATCTTAGTTAGTTCTATTTCATCATAGCTAACTCCTGCTCTAATTAACTTCTTAAATTCTTCAGCACATATCTTAGCTGACCATAAGCCAATTACGTTTGCTGGGGTTAATAGCTTGGTAATTCCAGTAGCACTAGGCAACTGTTCTTCGTTCCAAAAGTATTGATGAGCAACTGGGTCAAAGAATAAAGTCTCTTGACCATTGTATAATTTTATTTCTTCCATTTTACCTTCCCTTTTTTTTAGTTATTACAAATTAACACTAGAAGTAATATAAATAATATTGTTATAAACAATACTTCAAGCATAAATATCGTACTTAATTGTTTTCTTATAATCTGATTTGGTCAAATCGCCAAACAAACTATCAACTGAAACATCAAATATTTTAGCCACCTTATAAACTTGACTAGCTGACATCTGGTTAGTTGCTAATTCAAACTTACTTACTTGCTGTTCGCAACCTATACCCATCATCTCAGCTAAATCTTTTTGACTCATATATTTAATTTTACCTGACATAGGCACTTCAACTTTAGTATTGATTCGCAGGTATCTTAAATTACTTGCAAGTCTATTAATTATATCGTGCTTTGTTTCCATAAATCCTTCCATCTTTTGTATTGCTTCTGCCAGTATTCAGAATTAAAATCAGGATTATGATAAGGAAACTTCTTATAGAATTTATCTAAAGAAATTGACTTATCTTCAACTGAACATAAATCATAATAATATGGTGCTTCATTAGAAGTTATATAACGATTTGTTTTTGATTCTAATAACAGTCTATTTATTTCTTGTTGTACTGTTTTAGTTGATGACATTATGATTCCTTCCTTTTAAACAGTTTTTAATATAGTTTTTTTTAGTATCTTCTGGCAACGTAACAACTCCAAGACTAGCTGGTCTAAGTATATTTGTTATAATCCAGTTTTGAAATTCTATACTAGTTGTAATATGTTGATCTGCTAACATAGTACAATGTTGTATATCGTCAGTTATCTCAACTGCTCTAGCTTCGTTCCAAGTACCAGCACGACCCTTTGTGTCTATGATTGGCTTATAAGTAGAACAGTTAGTTATTAATAGTATTAGTATTAAACCTAATAATGTTTTCATTTTTTTTCCCTTTGTTTTTAGTTAAGTATTCTATCGTAAAAGCATTTAGTATTTCTCTTTTACGTAGATTCGGCTTCTCTCTCCAAGCGAATAAGATGTATTCTATTAACGTTTGGAATCTTTTATTGTTTATTGCTTCTTCTAGGATAATAGTTGCGTAATGTTTATCCGACTTTAGTTTTGTCATTTGCCTTCTCCAGTTGTTGTTTCTCTAGTCGTTCTTTATATTTCTTTAAAGCTTCTTCCATTTTAATTTTCATTATGGAATCACCTAAAGATTTGCTAAGTTTTTCTTTATTTGAAAAGTTCATCTTTTTTCCTACTATTTATAATTTTTTTTAGTTCGTTGTAAATAGCTTTGTCATAGCTAGATACTTTAGAACCTGAGAACTCCTGAATAATCATAAATTTTTTCATGATAGAGAGTGAACCTTTTAGTATATCTAATGGAACTTTTTTTAGCATCTAATTAATTATCCAATTTAACAATATTATACTTGACGTGCCTAAAACAATCACAATCAAGAACCCTATTCCATCTCTAGTTTCTCTAGTCATTTAATACTCCATAAAATGTAAGTTATTATTACTGCCAACATAAACCACCAACCCATATCATTTATAAGTTCAAGCATTTTTAAATCCTTGTTTAGTTAGCATACCATTTAATTTTGAAATTAGATTAAAGATACGTTTCTTTGTATGCTCACCTCTAACTTCATTGTCCAATAAGATTCTTGAAAGTACAGCGACCATCATTTTCATTTCAAAGTAAGTCATTGAACAAATCACTCCTATTTCTTTTTTTTGCATTTTAATAAGTTTCCAAAGCAATCCCATTTTCTGTGATATGCTTTTAAAAGTTTTTTTATTTGTTTATTCATGCAACCTCTTTTATTTCTGCTTTTGTGTTATTGTAATGTGCTTGATATTTCAAAAACGAAATATCAATTGTCATATATTGAGAGATTGAACCATCTTTGTTTTTTTTAGGTTTAAACATTTTCTCTATTTTTTTATAATCATTAATATTTGCATCTGGTTTATAATTAACCTCTAACCAAGATTCTTTATCAAGACTTACAAAAAATAAATCATTTAAAATCTTTTTACCAATCTTAAGCGATTTAAAATAACACGTATAAAACTTATTCATATTTTCCTTCCTTTGTTTGTTTTGCTAGTTTTAACTTTTCTTTTAGTGATTTGGTTGGGACATAATCTAATAATAAATTAAACATTATGTCAAAACCATTTACACTTTCGTTACACGCACTTTGTAAACTTACTGCTAACTTTTTTCTAGTTTTATTTATTTCTATTTTCATATTGATAAATATTCCTTCCAATCAAGACCAGCATCAATTAATTGTTTTTTAACTTGTTTGCCACACTCAGAACCAAGATAATAACAACCCATATCAGAACCTTGAAATTCTTTTTCTAATCTAGCATGGTCTTTTTTATTAACTAAACTTAATGGACTCATATAACCTCTAGTTACAAATGCTTTATCATAACTTTTAATTCCTTTACCACAAATGCAACATTGATCTACAAACTTTATTCCACTTGTAAGATAGTGATTGTCATTTTTATCAAAATTTTTATAACCATCTACAACAGCATCAAAATATTCTAAATTGTTTTTTGGGTCTTTTTTTAAAGTCATATTTTCCCTTTTTGTTTTTGTTATATAAAATTAATATAATTATAAAAATAAATAGTTCAAGCTTAAAAGTTGCAAATTGTGGATAAATATATAAAAATAATATCATTTATAATCAATGACTTATTTGAGATAATTCGTTGCTATTTTGTTCTATTATTGATAATACTACTAATTGTGTGGTAGTGCCTTCCCTACCACACGTAAAACTATGGAGAATCAATGCCATTAATTAAAGGTTATTCTAAAAAATCAATAGCTAAAAATATTCGTTCAGAATTAAAATCTGGCAAATCAAGAAGCCAGTCAGTTGCGATTGCTTTATCTGTTGCAAGAAAAGCTAAAAAAAGAAAAAGATAGTGCAACTTCCGAAGGCAAACATAATCAATTCAGAAAAGCATAGAAGATTTGTAGCATCATTTCCTTGTGTGGTTTGTGGAAATAATACTCAAGTTCAATGCTGTCATATAAGATCAATTCCTAAAGTAGGTAATGTAGGCAAAGGAGTTAGAGATGATGCTTATTGTATTCCAATGTGTTTTACTTGCCATAACCTGCAACATGAAATAGGCGAATTAGAATTTTTTAATAAATTTAATATAAATCCTATATTGATTTCTATGAAATTATCTACTATATCTCCTTGTAAGAAAATTAATCAACTTAAAAGCATAGGAAGGTACAATGGCAAACTTAACTACCGAGAGCATATCAGAATCAACAAAAAAGATTCTTTGCGATAAAAAACTATACAAAGATATTAACTTCTTTGAAGTTCCACATAATAAAGTTTTACTAGCAGTAATTAGATCAATCACTAAAAAATCTTTTGCTCAGATTGGCAAAGATTATAAAAAGTCTTGGTTCTCAATTTACGCATCAGTAAAAGACACCCAGAAGAATGGTCTTAAATCATTTACTAATAAAGTTATAGAACTTGTTAAGGAAGATTTAAAATGACTGATGGTTGGATAGCTTTACATAGGAAGATTTTTAACTCTAAGGATTTTAATAATCAGTTAGAGGTTGCTGTGTTTATTTATTTGGTTGCTATGGCTTCACACAAATCATCTCAGGTTGTTTATCGTAAAAAGAAATTAACTTTAAATAGAGGTGATGTTTCAATAGCTTATAGGGATTTAGCTAGAAAATTTAATATTTCTTTGCAGAACATTAAAACCATTATTAAGAATTTAAAAAAATCTGGCAACATCAACCAAAAACTAACCAAAAATTTAAGCATATATACCATTGTAAAATATAGCAAATATCAAGATATAGAACCCCAAAGTAACCAAAAACTAACAAACAGAACAACAACTATTACTACTAATACTACTAGTATAGATAAAAATATGTTAAGTCTTAGCAGTATGACTGGTTTACCTAAAAAAATTACCTTACCTACACTGCAAGACTTAAAAACAAAGATAATTGAAAAACCTAAAGAAAAGAACGAATTTGAAATTATGCGTGAAAAACTTGATGCTGAAGATTTTGAAAAATGGGTGCTTCACAAATTAAACTCTTGATTTTATTATCTATTTAGTTCTTTAAAAATTATATATTTACATAACCACAAAATATCTTTATTCGGACTGCATTAACTAAAAGGAGAACTGGTTATGAAAATAGAAAAGGTAATAGCTAAACTTGAAAAGGCACAAGACAAGATCAATACAGAACTAGATGCTTTAAGAGAAATGCTAGAAGATCATCTTGAAGAAATGGAATCAGAAGAAACGTATGACGATTCTGACGAGGACATGGACGAAAATTATTTAGGTGATGAAGATTTAGATTCTGACGAGGAATAAACTCAATCAAAGATAAGCTGTAAAGCTGGAAGGTTATCTAACCTTAAACCAATGAACACTAAACTACTGTCTATTAGACTATGGGAATACTCTTGTATTTGTCTATTCTTGCTTTTTGTGTTTGTACTTGGGTCATTCTTTCCGAATGATTACACCAAGTCTATCATAAGACAAAAAACAATAGATGAAATTAGGAAGATAGGTTTCTTTGAACCTAAGATTGAAGTTATGTCTAGCGAAAGGTTTATATCATCAATGCAGAAATGTATTGCTTTTCATAACCTAGACATAAGGAAGCAAGATCAAATACCAACAGCATTAATAATAGCACAAGCAATCGTGGAAAGTAATTTTGGAACGTCAAGATTTGCAGTTGAAGGAAATAATTTATTTGGAATTAGAATATGGTCTAAGAATGGAATGTTGCCACTTAAACAAGACCCATCAATAAACTGGAGAGTCAAAACATACAAAACTAAATGCCAGTCAGTTAAAGATTACATAAACATATTAAACAATAATCATCACTACGCAGAATTTAGAATAGTAAGAAGCAGAACAAAAGACCCAATGATATTAGCAGATACACTAGATAATTTTAGCACTAGTAAAGAATACGCAAATCATGTTAAGCAGATATTAGTTAAATACAAAGGCAAGTTATGATAAAGTTTCTAATTAAAATTAACCAGTTCTTAGATAGGATTATTTGGAAACATTTTAACAAGCTAAGAAACAAGAGATTAAACAATGGCAAATGAGACAACATCAACTTCGCTAAACAAACTTTATACAAACAAAGTTAAAACAAAAGATACTTATAGAGTTTATAAACCTAAACCATTAAAAATGCCGAGAAAAAAGAAATGAAAAAACCAATCTGGGAAACTAAAAGACCAAGAGGATTAGGCAAACCAAAATCCTTTAATAAAAAATCTAAAGCTTATAAATCTGCAAGACGATCTGCTGGACAAAAGTTCGGCAAGAAATCTAGCTTCGTTAAAAACCTTTACATAGCCAAAAGACTTAAAAGAAAATGATCTTAGATAAGATAACCTTTGGAAGCAGGATTATTAATCTAAACCTAATAGACAAAGAACAAGCATCTAAGAAAAAGATATTTGGCGAATTTGACTCCGATACAAACACACTTACCTTAGACAAATCATTAGACAATATACAAATGGCAAACACAATAATCCATGAAATCTGCCACATGATACATGATGAATACAAACTAGACTTATCAGCAAAAGCAGAAGAACTTGTATGCAATTCAATAGGTAATGGACTATGTCATGTACTTTACCAAAACCAAGATTTATTAGAGTTTCTTTACAAATCCCTTAAAAAAGATTAATTAGCATATTACGATACATCAATCGGTTAATATGGCTAAAGATATACAAGTAATAGACAAACAAAATGGTAGAGGGAGACCGATTTTTGACTTTACACCGAAAATATTAGACCAGATAAAAGAATTAGCCAGTTATATGTGTAGTAAGCAAGAAATTGGCAGAATTATTGGTTGCTCAGAATCTACAATACAAAGAAATCAATTAGCACAAGAAGCATACGAACTTGGGGTTGCACAAGCAAAAAAAACTATTCGTAAAACACAATTTGATATAGCTACTAAACTAAATTCTAGCATAATGGCTATGTGGCTTGGTAAAGTTTATCTTGGACAATCTGACAAAGTACAAAATACTGATGACAATGTACCATTACCGATCTATGACATTGTTGAAGAACCAAAAGAACTTATTGAATTAAAAGAAATTAAGAATGAGTAAGTGTATATTCTGCAAAAGACCAATGATTAACAAATTAGAGCAACACATAAAAGCTTGTCATAAGTGTATTGTGGATTTACTTATGAAGAAACATAATTTAAAAGTTAAGAAACAAGCACCAATAAGTATTAGTACAAAGAAATATGAGAAGATTTAGTTTGAGAAAATCTGACAAGAACCCTAGAGGTGGTTTAACTTCTTCTGGCAGAGCAAGATACAATCGTGCAACTGGTAGCAATCTAAGACCACCAGTAAAAGGTCGTCCAAGTTCGCCTATGCAACTAAGACGCAAAGGTTCATTCTTAGTTAGAATGGGAAGTGCTAGAGGTAGATTATTTGATGAGAAGGGTCGTAAGACTAGATTAAAACTAAGCTTAGAAGCTTGGGGTTATAGAGGTAAAAGCAAATCTGAAGCAGTAGCTTTAGGCAGAAGATATTTGAGGGCATATCAGAATAAAAAAAAGTAGTGGAATACTTTGTAGTATTCTTCTTGCTGATCTTTAATGGGCAGGAGTATAGACCCATATTTTTAAAGATGGAAGATGGTAGAACCTTCAAGACTTTAGAAGATTGTAATAGATTCGGCGAGAAACAAGGCGAATTAATTATAGAAACTTTAAACGAACAAGGTATTATATATAAGGATTTAATGTTCAAATGTGTGGAAGAAAAAAGCCAAGAAGCATGATTGATAAGAAGCAACGAGGGTCTAACGATCTTGAAGTAATTATTTACGAACTTAAAAAAGAAATAGACAGATTAAACGAGGAACTTCAGATCAAAGAAATAGAGTTAAAAAAACTAAGAGACAATGATTAATGTCTTTATTGGTTATGATAGCAAAGAGAAAATAGCTTATCATATACTAGTTGAGAGCATACTAAGACATAGTTCAGCACCAGTAAGATTCACACCACTATACCTGCCAAACCTTAAAGACTCATTCACAAGACCAAGAAACAGCTTATCATCTACTGAGTTCTCATTTAGTAGATTTATAGTTCCTTACATTATGGATTATAAAGGTTGGGCATTATTCTTAGACTGCGATATGCTGTTTACTTCTGACATCAAAGAGTTATGGGATTTGAGAAATGATGATTATGCAGTTATGGTTTGTCAGCATGATTACATACCTAAGCATTTATCTAAGTTCGGCAATCAAATACAAACTGTTTATGAGAAAAAGAACTGGTCTAGTCTAATGCTAATGAATACTAACAAATGCAAACAGCTTACAAAAGAATATGTTGATACTGCATCAGGATTAGAACTTCATCAATTCAAATGGACTGATAAGGTTGGTGGTTTACCTTTAGAATGGAACTGGTTAGTTGGCGAATACCCACACAATCCTAATGCTAAGAACATACACTTTACAGAAGGTGGTTGTTATTTTGAGAAGTATGAGGATTGTGATTACTCATCAGACTGGTTTAATATTTATACGAATACAGTTAAGATTCAGTTATGAAAGCTTTTGTAACTGGTGCTAATAGAGATTTTATAGACATATTAGATTGGTTCTTAGAAGGTTATCATAAGCATATTAAGATTCCATTATACATAGCAAACTTTGGTATGCTTAAAAAATATCCAAATGAACTAATGGTTGCAACAGATGACAGAACTTGGTTCTATAAACCTAAAGCTATAATGCAAGTTCCTGCAAAACAAATAATCTGGTTAGATTGCGACATAGAAATTAAACAAGATATATCTGATATGTTTGATATGATTAAAGACGATTACCTACTATCTAAAGATCATGCAGTAAGAACTGATAGATGGCAAACTGGAATAGTTGGTATTAAAGATAAAAAAGTTTTAGATAAATGGTTTGATAGATGCGAGATGAGACAAGAACGATCAGATCAAGAAGCATTTAACAAAGTGGCACATGAGTTTAAGATTAATAGATTACCTAACGAATATCATGGTTTAAGATTAGGCAAGAATAATGATATAGTTAAAACAATACATTGGACTGGAGAAGATGGAAAAGAAATTATTAGAAAAAAGATTCGTGAGTCAAAACAAGAATCCAAACATAATCTCAGTACCAATTAAATTCATTAAGTATTCAAATCAATTTGACAAATATAATTGGCTTAGTCTTAAAGTAAGATCAGAACGAGATAACCTGTACCTTAATGACAATTTAGCTAAACGCAGATTAAAAACATTACCTAATATTGATAACCTATTTAATCCTTTAATAGTTTGGGCTAGTGATTATCTTATTTGTATATTCGGCAACAAAAGACTAAAGACAGCTATTGATAAAGGATATACGCATATTGATTGTCTAATCTACACAAACTTAGATAGAGTAGTAAGAGTTGGAACTTCTATTTGGAATACTTTTAAAGAACATGGCTTATCTAAAGTTGATTATTTATTAACAACTGATAATCAAGCTATCACAAACATAGATAGATATATGGTGGAAGATAAACAGTTCATAGATATTTACGCAACACACCAACAAGTCTTAATCCAAGAAGCTTTAAAATGTAATCAAGATATAATGGAAACAGGTTGTGGTTATTATTCTACACCATTATTAGTTGAGATAGCTAAGTCTAAAGAAATTAAGTTAATAGGATTCGTGCAGGATATAAACTGGGCTAGAAGATTTGACTATTTAATCGGTCTACATTATCAGCAAATACAAATAGACTTTAAACAAGAAATACCATTAACACAAAGATTTGGAATGTGCTTTTTAGACCACGAACAATTTGTAAGAGATAGAATTAAACATCTTAACAATATTTTAGAACATACTGACACAGTAGTAGTGCATGATGCTGATAAAGTTGAATCATTTGCTTTGCTACACAAACCTTACACTATTGAAATGCACAAACACTTAACACCTAACACAGTAGTAATTAGAAATGTTTGACCCATACGAATACTTTAAAGGCAAGAATGTTTTACTCATAGGTAATGGTGAGAAGATAAATCAGATTGATTATAGTAAATTCAATTCAGTAGTCAGAATGAATCTTGGAGTTCAAGACAAACCTTGTGATGTTTGGATTAACAATCTAGTTTACGAGGGACACAACAAGCTTAAAGAAATTCCTGACATTAGATGTATTGTAAGATTAAACTTTGAAAAAGATGGTAAGAGAGCAGAACGTATGCCTGATTGGGTTAAGAAAAAAGCTTGGCTATGGAACACATACGATTACAGTCAAATGACAATAAGATATAACTATTACAGACCAACTACTGGCTTTGTTTCAATCTATTGGTTATTAAATCATTGTAAGTGCAAAGTAACTATTACTGGATTTGATTTCTTTAAAACTAAAAACAGATATACAATGGAAGAAGTAAGTCATATTGGAACTTCTAAAGGTTATAACCATGATGTTAAATTGGAAGAAGAAGTTATTACTAAGTTTATTCAAAGAGGATTAATCAATGCCATTTAGCAAACCACAACTAGACGTATATACTTGTCCAAAAAGATTTAGAGTTCTAATTACAGGTAGAAGATTCGGCAAGACACACTTAGCTATGTATGAACTACTAAGATTTGCAAGTAGAAAACCTAACTCAAAGATATTCTATGTAGCACCTACTTACAGAATGTCTAAAGAGATTATGTGGAAACAAATCAAAAGACTTACTACTGAAAAGAGATGGATTAAATATGCTAATGAAACAGAACTAACTTTAATACTTAGGAATGGTAGCCAGATAAGTTTAAAAGGCGCAGATAAATCACCAGACAATTTGCGAGGAGTAGGATTAGACTTTTTGCTACTAGATGAATACGCAGATATACCAGTTGAAGCATGGACAGAAGTTCTGCGACCAACAATCTCAGATAAACACGTAACAGGAAACGTATTATTTATAGGAACACCTAGAGGATTTGGTAACTGGTCTTATGAGATATATCAAAAAGGTTTAGGAGATGACCCAGAATGGAAGTCATTTAAGTACACAACATTAGATGGTGGTCAAGTAGATCAAGAAGAAATAGAACAAGCAAAAAGAGATTTAGATGAACGTACTTTTAGACAAGAGTATTTAGCTTCATTTGAAACATACTCAGGAGTTGTTTATTATAACTTTGATAGAGAATACAATGTTCAAGAATGTAAGTATGATAAAGATGCTATTATTCATATTGGCTTGGACTTTAACATAGACCCAATGTCAGCTTGTTTATTCCATGTTAAAAACGATATAGCTTATGTCTTTGATGAGATAGTTATTTACAGTTCAAATACAGACGAATTTATTGATGAACTATTAAGCAGATACCCAAAAACTAAAATGGTTGTTTATCCAGACCCAGCATCAAGACAACGTAAAACTTCTGCTGGTGGAAGAACTGACTTAACCATATTGCAAAATGCTGGTTTAAATGTTAAAGCTAAGAATACTCATGCTTTAGTAAGAGACAGGATTAATTCTGTTAATAGCAAACTGAAGGCATTTGATGGAAAGAGAAGTATTTTTATTAATCCTTCTTGCAAAACACTAATTAATAGCTTAATGAAACAAGTTTACAAAGAAGGTACAAATCAACCAGAAAAAGGAAATGGTTACGATCACATGACTGATGCACTAGGTTACGCAATAGAATATTTATTCCCAATCACATCAACACTTCCTAAATCACAACCTAAAAGATTTTCATAATGGCATACACAAGAAAAGAAATAGAACAGCAACACACACAATACAAAGGTATGATGCCAAGATGGGAGTATTACATCAGATCATATTTAGGTGGCAAAGAATACCAAGATGGAAAGTTCCTACAAGAATACCAATTAGAATTAGAATCAGAATATTTTAAAAGACTTGCTTACACACCATTAGACAATCATGCTAGAAACGTAATTGATATTTATTCATCATTTTTATTTAGAGTACCACCAACTAGAGAACTTGGAACATTACAAGACGACCCTTCAGTAGATCAATTCTTAGATGATTGCGATTATGAAGGTAGAACATTTGATGCTCTAATGAGAGAAGTACAAAACTATGCTTCTGTTTATGGACATTGTTGGATTATCGTAGACAAACCATCTACAAATGTAATGACACGTGGAGAAGAACTAGAACAAAACATTAGACCATATCTAAATATCTACACACCTGAAAACGTATTAGACTGGAAGTATGCAAGATCACCAAATGGATATTACTATTTAGAATATTTAAAAATTAGAGAATCAATAGAAGATGACAAAGAATGTTATAAGATTTGGTACGAAGATAAAATAGATACAGTATTTTTACCAACATCAAATAGAGATGAACCAAAACTAATTGAATCAGTACCTAATCCATTAGGTAAGATTCCAGCAGTTATTTTATACAATCAAAGAAGTCCAATGAGAGGTTTAGGAGTATCTGATTTAACTGACATAGCTGACTTACAAAAATCTATTTACAATGAACTATCTGAGATTGAACAAATAATTAGAATATCAAATCACCCAAGCTTAGTTAAAACAAGAGATACTGAAGCTGTTGGTGGTGCAGGTTCTATTATAGAAATTCCTGATAATATTGATGCTAACTTAAAACCTTATATCTTACAACCAAGTGGAAGTAATTTAGATGGAGTAATTAAATCAATCATGCACAAAGTAGATGCAATAAATAGATTATCTCATGTTGGGGCTATAAGAGCAACTGGTGAAAGAATACAATCTGGTATAGCACTAAGAACTGAATTCCAATTATTAAATGCTAGACTTGCACAAAAAGCAAAACTTATGGAACTTGCAGAAGAACAAATTTGGAGACTATTTGCACTATGGCAAGAAACAGTATTTGATGGAGAGATTATGTACCCAACTTCATTTGACATTAGAGACTGGGCAACTGACTTAGAATTATTACAACAAGCAAAAGCTTCTAATATTAAATCAACTACATTCACTAAAGAACTAGATAAACAAATAGCTAGAACTGTAATTGATAATGATGAAACTTTAGTTATAATAGACCAAGAGATTGAAAATAATAGTCAAACACTTGGAGAGTTTCCACAACAACCAATAACATTACCAACAGTTTAATGTGGCACAAGATTTATTACAGCAACTTCAAAGCATACGAGAAAAAGCAGTCAATAATTTAGAAGCACAACATCAAAGATTATTAAACGATACTTTAAAAACTTTAGAGACAAGAGTAATACAAGCTGTATCTGAACTTCCTATTCAAGATGGTGCATTATTTAATACAAGACTTGCTATTGAGATTAGACCAAAACTACAACAAGCAATAGAAGAACTTTACTTAGCTAGAGTTCAAACATTCATAAATGATTATGACAAGATTGCTGGAACGATTGTAGCAACTTATGGTAAACTTCCTATTCCTGCTGAGTTTAAACAAATTACTGAAGCTGATTTAGTTACTATCCAACAACTAAAGAAGATTGCATTTACACAATTTCAAAACTTAGCTACTGAGTTTACAAACACATTAGCACAAGAAATTTATCAATCTACATTAGTAGGTAAACCATTTGCAGAAGTAGTTGATTCTTTAAGAAGTAAGATCAATGGAATCTACCAACAATCAGATGACAGAAAAAGACAAGAACTTGTGGAGTTCGTACAGAAACAAAAAATCGCTGGTAAGACAAATACAGAAGATTTTAAAACAGCAGTAGATGAACTTAAACAATCTTATGGTTCTACAGTTACAGGTGCTAATCTTGCAGTCTATTCATCTCAAATAGTACAAGATGCTTTAATGGGATTTGATGGACAATTTGCAAAATTTAGAGCAGATGAATTAGGTTTAACTAGCTATGTTTATTATGGTTCAATTATTAGAGATAGTAGAGATTTCTGCGTAGAACACGCAAACAAAGTATTTACAGAAGAAGAAGCTAGACAATTATGGCAACAAGAATGGCAAGGTAAATCTGGTAGCGACCCATTTATTGATAGAGGTGGATATAATTGTCGTCATCATTGGCAACCAGTAGATACTGACTGGGGTACTATAAAAGATGATGGTACTTTTGAATACACAGTAGATTAGAACATTTTAGCAACAACTTTGTTGCATTTTTACAATTTCCTTGATAATTGACAATTATAACAATATAGAAGGAGAACAAACAATGAACGACCAAGTAAAACAAGAGTCGGTTGAGAATACAGCATCTCAGGAAAAAGCTGGAGTAGAAGTTTCTAACAATCAAGAAACCGAGAACAAACTCTTTACTGCCGATCAGTTAGAGCAAATAGTTCAAAGAAGATTAGACAGATATAAAAAATCTGTATCTAATAAACTTGATGGAATAGATATTGAAGAAGCTAAAAAGTTACTTCAAGAAAAAAAAGAAAAGGAACTTGAAATCGCTAAACAACGTGGCGAGTTTGATAAAGTTCTGAAGGAAACAGTATCAAAAAAGGATTCAAAAATTCAATCGTTGGAGACTGAATTAAAAAGGATTCGTATAGACGAAACTTTAGTCAATGTAGCTAGTGGAATGAAAGCTGTTAAACCAGCAGAAGTTAAACAACTACTAAGATCAAATGTTAGACTAAATGAATCTGGTTCTGTTGAAGTTATCAACGAAGATGGAACTCCTAGATATTCAGATAAAGGTGAACCAATGACAGTAAATGAATTGGTAGCCGAATATTTAAAAAACAACCCACATCATGTTTCCTCTACACCAAGTGGTGCAGGAAGCAGAAGTCAAGTTGGTGGTGCTACTCCAAAGCAAGTAAATATTGGTGATCTTGATTTAAGTAATCCTAATGACAGAAAAATTTATGCTGACATGAGGAAACAACGAGAACAAGGTATATTTAAAATGAAAATAACTAACAACAACAACAAACTATAAAAAACTATGGCAAACGAAACAACGAGTTCAACACTATCGGAACTCTTTACGAATATAACTCAAGAAGCTATATTCACATTCCAAGAAACTTCAGTTATGAGACCACTTGTAACTACTTACCCAATAA